AGTTTTACTTTCGCTCGTTAAGCTATCCCCGCATAGTGTGAAATCTTTCGATAAAAACACACTAAGTGACGATAACTTTCTTCCAGGCTCAACTGACTCTTAAAGTTGTGACCTACATCTTGAATGGGCAAAGCCCCTTTTCAAGTTCAATCAAAACTATAAAGAGGGCTAAGCCCGACACTGACTATCCGAAGATTCAGCGCACACCTGAGTCACCCAAGTGATTCCTTCCGTCCAACGTGACAGAAAGTCTGAAGATGTTTAATGACGTCTCCGTCAGAGTCCATTACCCGTATATTGGTACATAATTGGTACCCCGGTGAAAAAATAAAATGAAAAATCTTCACCGGCTGCGGTCCATTGCTGATACCCGATCTTCTCAAAGGTTCCAGCTTTAATGAAATTATCCATCCCAGTAATAAACCAACTACTGGTAGATGGACAATCCAAATCCTGCGCTTTAATAAGCCTAGAATATCCAAACCTTCCTTTATTATAAAAAGGAAATTCAACTTCTAAGCCATTATTAATTGATGTTCCAGTTCCTGCAGCACCTTGCCAAGACGTATTAGTAAACGCCCCCGTAAGGTTTGCTGAATTGTTACCTGTAACTGGGAAAAATTGAATTGACGTTATACCCGCAGTATCAGGTGAATAAGCTTCCCGTTCAACAACTGGTAAATCCATATTACCGGATGAATGATACAAATATTTATGTCTAATAGACCCCCTATATCCAGCATAACATGCCTGGAAATAACTAATGGGATTCATAGAACTATACGTATATGTACCATGAGGTGCGGTATCAAGACCAATAGAATCATATCCACGTTGATAAGGAAATGTTTTATTCTGTAATCTAACTACATTTATACCGCCTGAAGCACCAAAAACTATACTCCAATATCTAGTAAGAACATACCTCTTAACCAATTCTCTGATACTTGTAACATTTTCTCCAAAGAAAACATTCATTGTTTGATCTTCTGGTGCAGACTCGCTTGCAATTGTTTCTAATTGAGTAGCCGCTAATGGTTCATCAATTCCATCTTGTTCTACTATTCCGCTCTGAGAATCCAAAGGTGGTTCTTCACTTGGTGGAATCTCTTTCGGGGATGGTTCTTCACCTGGTGAAATCTCTTTCGTAAGTGGTTCTTCACCTGGTGGAGTCTCTTTCGTAAGTGGTTCTTCACTTGGTGGAATTTCGGTAGGGTGTCTAAAATATGTAAGACTCTTAATTTTCTCGCCATCTGGCTGAGCAAGTTTAGCGTCATCACACATAGACACATAAACATTGATAGAAATATCAGAACTAGCACTAGGAGAAACTAGCTCGTTAATAACGTCTACCTCAATAACTCCATTAGCTGCTCGCATGAAAAATTCAAACAATCTAACGGAAGACGAAAAATCTTCTAATGTATTCAATTCTTCACACTCTAACCAAGGTTGGGCCTGTCCCCAACCAATAGTGATCTCAAAATCTTCTGCTTCGGCTATATCAATAACACGAGAATAGTTAGTATTATAATCCACCGCAGCTGATAAACTGCGAGGGTCATATCGTACTAACATACGCCCTTTATGATATGCTGATTTAACAACTTGAAATCTAAATTTAATAGAACCTTGCCAATACTTAAACAATTGTGCCATATGACAAGCAGGAGTCATATGTAATTCCCTTCTAAGTGTTGGCGTTGTGTATTCCACATACCTATAAAGATCTGGGGCTACACGACAATTAAACAACATATCACCAGGTGCAGCATCACTAGTCCAATTAAAAGTAGTCAAATAAGACTCTCTCTTAACATAATCTAGAATTCCCATTTCATCCTTGCCTTCAAGTCCTGTGACCCTAGGGTCAATGGTAACTTCATTTTTGGAATCTAGTGATAGTTTGTTTACAGGATCAGCGGCATCCACATTAGCAACATTACCCAATGGTACGGGTTTCATGATTACTGGATCTGTGATAACTGCTGGTCTACTATAACCAAATAATCGTGCCACATCGCCTATACCATTAGCTACTATCTCTGTAGCTCGTGCATAAGGTCTTATTAGTGGAATGCTTTTTAACGCCCCTGCTGCTTTTGCAACAGCAGAAGCTGGCTTGGAGATAATTCCTTGACCATACTCATCACCTGAATTCATAGTTCCAGATTGAGAAAGCAAAGGAGGAAGACCTTTGGAAGTTGGCATTGTCAAAATAACGTCAGTTGCCCACAAAAATACATTAATGGTCACTGGATTACCTACATCAGTATGCCTTAAATTTCCAAAAGATCGGAATACAACTTCTCCCAAATCATTAGCAAGACTCGCATTTGTTAATGGAATATAATTGTCTTTGTAAAAATAAGGAATTTCCAAAACTCCACCTGTATTCAAAGTTGGGTTGAGAAAGATATGGGGCTTCTGCGAAGCTCCAACCAAATCGGCATCTAAGGCACCACCAAGACCACGTTCAATTGTGACTTGGTCAAATCCGCTTAACGGATTGTATGATACTAAAGCTCTGCCATAATGAAATGGTGTCCCACTAATCAAGACCTTCATATGTAAATTCATACGTAGAAGTTCAAAATTAGCTATCTTATCCCGAATAAAAGGATTAGTTAAATAAGCTGTCCATGGGTTCAACGTCTCGTATAACGGAGTGTTGATAGCCCATTGATATGTTGCCACATTAATTGGACGGCACAGAAAATTACCTAAATCGCTATCATTATTATTTGCCAAATTAAATGTTGCATCTGGTGCGGTGGGTACCGTAGTATTCCAACCGGCAGATTCATCAGCAAAAGTTGTGATCTCCGCTTTCGCGGTGTCATCAGCCATGCTTACGTTCATAGTAGCAGATTGAGAAGGCAAAATCGGACATTTATATTCATTAATCTCCGATTGCAACTCAGCAATTTTACGTTTAAGTTTTCTACTGTGTCCGTACTTTCGTGCGACATC